GTCAGCGGCTTCAGGGGCCTCGGGGTTACGAAGTTTCATGTTGTCTCTCACGATGTCACTCATGTCCTGTCTCCTTGAGTGCTGCGCGGGCCTTGCGGAAATATCCGTAGGTTAGATCACGCAACATATAATTACTTGTATCGACCCATTTATCATCCGTCTCAGGAGCTAAATCAGGATCTGCTGCCACCGCAAATGGCATCAGGGCCACGCGAAGGGCATCCCGCTCGGCCCGCAACCGCTCAATCTCGTCGGCGGCTTCGGCGGCAATGATCTCGGCTACATGCTCGCCCGTGCAGACGCCGCTTTCCTCTGTCGCACCGGGGAAGTTCTTTTGGTCGTCCTTGAACCACGGATAGCCGAGAGCCTTGCCGAGACGCTGGCAGACTTCCGTGTTCATCTTGGTGCAAGCATCCCGCAGCCGCTCGATCTCAGCGGCGGCTTCGGCGCCGGTCGCTTCTAGCAAGACGATCTCAGCCCGCAGCCGGTCGATCTCGTCGGCCGCCTCGCGCTGGATGGCGGGCGCGTCGTAATGCCCGGCCAGGGCACCTTCTGAGCGCAGCCGCTCCACGATGTCGCTCATCACCAGATCCCCAGCATGATGCCGCTCCCATGCACGACGCCCACCGGGAAACAGAAGAGGCCGATGATCAGCATCGCCGCCCAGTTCGTCGCAACGCAGACCCAGACATGCACGATCATCGCGACCGCGCACCACAGAAGGGCCAAAGCCCCGAAGAAGCCGTTCATCGCCCCACCACCCTGATCCGCTGGCAACCCATCCACTCAACCGGGCGCCCCGCCAGCTGGTGGCGCGTCGCCTCGATCTCCTTCTGCCGCTCGCACGCCTCCTGCGTCGCGTGCCAGGTCGGAACCGGGTGCGCCCCAGCTCCGAACGACAGCACCACCGTCAGCGCCCATGCGAAGCCCGGCGTCACCGCTTGGCCTCCCGCATCGCGCGCCGCGCCTCCGCGTCCACATCGCGCAGGTAGGCGTCGGCAACCGCAATCTGCGTCAGCTCGACCGCCTGCCCCGCAACGACCTTCACGCCCCAGTCGGCCGCGACAGCCGCCAGGCGCGCCGGATCCCGCTCCATCACCCGGACCCTCATGCCACCTCCTCCAAGACCCGGATCGGAGGGCACGCCCAGGCCGGCAGTTTCACCACCAACCACCCATCCTCGATCGACCAGGGCACGTCCTGCGCCGGCTTCGTGGTCGTCAGCTTCACGTCGTCCAGCGGCACCCCAACCGTGCAGCCCTTGTCCTTCCAGGCCATGTGCCGGCACTCGCTGCGCGGCAGGCCAGCTTGCGCCAGGCGCAGGCGAACCCGCCCTAGCATCCGGTCGCGCTCCACCACCACCCGCTGCACCGGCTGGCCCTTCTCGTTCTTCTGCAGGCCCATGCGCTCGCAGACGGATTTGCTGATCGACACCGCCAGGGCCGGCGTTAACCGCCCTCCAACGATGCGCCAGGACACGGCGACCTGATCGCCACGCCCCAGGCGGGTCTTCACGGGTTCCCAGGTGGTCATGCTGCACCCCCCTTCGGCGCAGTCGCCGCCTTCGCCCGGTAGCGCACAACCCGCACCAGCCCGAGCGCGTCCAAGATCGACTGACCCGGCGGGCGCAGCGCGTTCACCACATCACTGACGTAGGACGGGGAGACCCCGTGCTTCTCCGCCCACAGCTTCTGGCTGCCCGCCGCCTTGCAGGCAGCCGACAGGCGACGACAGACCTCGATGCTGTCCAGATACAGGTCAGCCATCAGCGCACCACCGCCAGGATCAGCACGCCCGCCGCCAGCGTCCCGAAGAACGAGGCGACCATGATCCCCGCAAACGCCAGCAGCAGCTGGCCGAAGTCCGTCCGAAAGAAACCACGCGTGTCGGGCATGCGCCCCTCCTTTGCGCTCATGATATATTCACACCCCGCCCAGCCGCGCCGCCGTGGTGCGCCGGAACCCTTCCCGAGCCACCGCCAGCCGCAGCCTCGGGCCCTCGGCGCCTTCGGTGATGGGCACGGCGATCACCGCATCCACCGCCTCCAGCAGGCGCCGCAGCCCCGGCCGCAACTCCTGCACCTCTGGCGCGTTGTCCTGCTGCTCGGTCATGACGATGCGCCTTCCTGCTGCCTCATCCGGTCTAAGACGCGCTTCCTGAGAATTGCCTCCTCCGCCTGGATCCGCTGCCTCAAGGCGCTCCGGATACGGCGGATCCGGTTCATCTCTTCGGTAAGCCGATCGTCCTCGGCGTAGAGGGCGGCCATATCCGTCTGCTGCTGCTCGGCCATCACTTCCGCTCCACGACCCGCAGGAACGGGTGCTCGCCTGTGCTGGCCTCCTTCCAGGCCTTCCGAACGTCAAATGACGTACTGCCGCCCGTACCGAACGTCAGCGCCTGGATCGCCTCCGCAGTGCAGCCAGCACGCAGGTGCTCAAGCGCCCGCTCGATCATCTGAGCCGAATACCCAAACGCCTTCGCGGCAAGGCGGTCTCCGACCTCCGCGCGGCTGTGCAGCTCGTTTAGCAGCTCGATCGTCTCGATCTGCTCCAGCACCTCGTCGACTTCCACGTCGACCATCACCGTGACCATGTCCCGTCTCCTCTCAGAGCCAGCCCAGCAGGGCCATCCAGACCGCGACCACCCAGGCCGCGCCCCAGACCATGGCCGGGCCGAACACGGCCCCGACCCCGAACGCCACCAGCACCGCGCGCGTGTCCCGGTTCATGACGCCTTCTCCTTCTTCAGCGCGATCATCGCGTCGCACCCGACGCCCGTCGCGTCGTCCCGCAGCCACGTCAGGCCCATCGTCACCGCCGTCGGCATGCCCAGCCGCTCGGCGTCGTCACGCAGGTCAGCCAGAAGCCCGCAGGCGCCGGCCAGGGCTGCGAGGAACTCGTCAGCCGTGCGGGGCGTCCGCTCGCTCATGGCGCCACCAGCCCCCGGCGCGCGTAGGGGCACGCCAGGATCTTCGCCATCTGGCGCCGCACCGCAGCAGCGCGGCCCAGCAGCCACGCCGCGTGGCCCAGGTCACCGCCCGCCGCAGCCTTGCGGCTGGCTTCCATCGCCTGCTGCCAGGACCAGAGGCTGGTGCCCCGGACATGAGCCGGGGCATCCGCCAGGAAGTCTGCACGAAAGGTCACGACGCGTTCTCCTTCTTCGCCACCCGCATGGCATGCCGAGCAGCCCGCAGCAGGACTTCGGCCGCCTCCACCGCCATCTCCGGCGTCAGCTGCAGCACGACGTCGTCGAGATTGTCGGCCGCCCAAAACTCCAACTGGACAGCGCCCTTGTTCTCGACCGCCACCACCATCTTGAACTTGGACATCTTAGCCCCCCTTCGAGTTTGCGACGGCCTGGGCGGCATCGCCCAGCACGCCCGCCATGTCATCTCGCAGCCACAGCAGGCTGGTCACCACCGCCTGCGGCATCGCAAGGTTCTCGGCCTCAACCCGAAGATCCGAGATCCGCTGACCCACCTCGGCGAGAGCCGCCAGGAAGTCGCTCTCAGACATGAAAGCCATCTCAGCGGCGCCGCTCCTTCGGCGCCGGGCCCGGCATCAGCATGACCAGCCGCTTGTCGCTCGCGTGAGGCGCCCGGTGCAGCAGCTTCATATCCTCCAGCTTGTCCGCCGCACGCGTCACGACCGGGTTGGGCACCCCCAGCAGCGCAGCCACAGCACCCGTCGAGGCGCCAGCGTTCGCGCGCACCGTCAGCAGGATCGCGACCTGCCGGCAGCTCATGTCGGCGTCCAGGCGGGCCCAGTCCATGTAAGCCTGCGCGGCATCCGGGATCAGCATGCCCGAGACCTGCTCTTCAGAGGGGCGGGGGTTGGCCGTCTTGTGACCGGGGCGAACCTTAGAACCAGAAGCGAGCATTCTTCGCGTCTCCATCCGGGGCCGATCAGCCGGCGCCGTGATCCGAAGTCTCGTCGAACCAAAAACCGTCGTCAACCCCGCAAACGCGGATTGGCGAAATAATCCAGCCAGGGGCCACCCAACCGCCGCCGATCGCCGGAAGCCTTTCGGGCCCGCCGAACCGCATATCCGTCAACAGAAAGGCCGGAAACTCTTCAAGGCGGTGAGGCGTTGTGGGTTATGGTTCAGCCCTGAAACCCGCAGAAAACCGCCAAAAATTAAACTCTTAATTCTTAACTCTTCAACTCAGAGGTAAACAAAAGAACAGGAAGAGAAAGGTAATCAATCACTCACCTATAAGCCCACCCCCTTAGAGGAGAGTATAAGTAGAGAGAATATATTTAATTGTATGATATATAATATCAGCAGCAATATCAACGACTTAGCCCGGATCTACGGTTCAAAGCCCGGTTGAGGCGGCCGGAGCCCTTATTTCCCAAGGACTTCGGCCGATTGCCCCTTGCGCCGCCATGCCCGGCCGCAATATCCTCCAGACCCACCCGATGTCAGCGCCCAGAGCCATGACCGCCCGAGCCAAGTCCCCCGCCGAGCCTGCCGCCAAGCAACGCCCGAAGCGCGACCCGAACGCCAAGCCCGCGAAGAAGCCCAAGCCCTTCGAGCCGACGCCCCACTGGACCCAGCTGCGTAGCCAAGAAAACCCCGACGCGAAGCCCGCCAAGCGACCCGCGACCGAAATCCTCTCCGAGCAACGCAAGCGCGCAGGCCGAGGCATCGAGCACGTCCCGACCGATGAAACCCGCGAAATGGTCGTCAACCTCGCCTTCGCCGGGATCCCGCAAGAACGCATCGCCGCCTGCCTGTCCATCAGCCACGACACCCTGAGCCGACACTACGCCCACGAAATCGGCCCCGCCGTCGACAACCTCCTCGCCGAGTGCGTCTACGCCGGCCTCACCCAGCGCGCCCGCATGGGTGACGTCACCGCCGCCATCTGGCTGACGAAGTCCCGGCTGCGCTGGTCCGAGAAGCAGGACATCACGATCTCCGGCGGCGATAAGCCCCTCGAGGTCTCGGTCCAGTCCCAGCTCGTCGAGAAGCTCGTCGCCTCCATCGAAGGCCGCCGCGCCAACCGCAAGCCGGACGCCTGAGCGCGCAACCCCCGCATGGGCAGCCTCACGCCCGCCGAAATCGAACTCATCGGCAAGCTCCCCGACGACGTCGCCCGAGGCCTCCTCTGGCACGCCGAGTGGATGGACAAGGCCCTCGACCACCAGCTGGTCCCCGCCGGTGACTGGTGGTCGCTGTGGCTGCTCCTCGCAGGGCGCGGCGCCGGCAAGACCCGCACCTCCGCCGAGACCATCGGCTGGTGGGCGTGGTCCATGCCCGGCACCCGGTGGCTCGTCTCCGCCCCGACCTACGGCGACCTCGTGGGCACCTGCTTTGAGGGCGAGAGCGGTCTCCTGGCCGTCATCCCCCACGAGCTGATCGAACCCACCTCCAGCGGCGCCCTGTACAACAAGACCGACGTCGAGCTGCGGCTCAAGAACGGCAGCCTCATCAAGGGGATCTCCGCCGAGAACCCCGAGCGCTTCCGAGGCCCCCAGTTCCACGGCGGCTGGCTCGACGAGCTGGCGGCCTGGCAGCGGGCCGAGGAAGCCTTCGACATGCTCATGTTCGGCATGCGCCTGGGCGATCGGCCGCGCATCGTGATCTCCACCACGCCCAAGCCGAAGCCCATCATCACCCGGCTGCTGAAGCGCGAAGGCAAGGACGTCACCGTCTCCCGCGCCTCGACCTACGCCAACCTCGCCAACCTGGCGCCGACCTTCCGCGAGCAGATCCTGCAGTACGAGGGCACCGCCCTCGGCCGCCAGGAGATCCACGCCGAGGTGCTCGACCCGGCCGACCAGGGCATCATCAAGCGCTCCTGGATCCAGCTCTGGCCGGCCGACAAGCCCCTACCCGCCTTCGACCTGATCGTGCTGTCGCTCGACACCGCCTTCACCGAGGCCACGCGCAACTCCAAGACCGGCGACGCCGACTTTACCGGCTGCAGCGTCTGGGGCCTCTTCCGGGAGGAGCGCGAGGACGGCGTCCTCCTGCTCGACTGCTGGCAGGAGCGCCTCGGCATGCCCGACCTGATCGAGCGCACGAAGCGCGAGATGGCGGTGCAGTACGGCGACCGCGACAAGCCCCTCATCACCCCGGTCTACGGCGCGCCCCTGCTCGGCAACTCCGGCCGCAAGCCCGACCTGTGCGTGATCGAGGACAAGGGCAGCGGCATCAGCCTGCGCCAGATGCTGGCCCGCGAAGGCCTCGCGTCAGTGGCGTACAACCCCGGCCGCGCCAGCAAGCTCGAGCGCCTGCACATGGTCAGCCACCTATTCGCCAACGGCATGGTCTGGGTCGTTGAGAGCGACAAGCGCCCCGGCCAGCCCAGATCCTGGGCCGACCCCCTCATCGAGCAGATCTGCAGCTTCTCCGGCGAGAAGAGCATCGCCCACGACGACCTCGTCGACAGCTCGACCCAGGCCCTGCGGGTGATCGTGGACAAGATGGGGGTTTCGGTTGCCAATCCACGCGAAATCGAGGAATACTGGCAGTCTAGCAGACGGCGGGGCAACCCTTATGCGGCATGACCTGAGAGTTGCTGCGCCGAGATCTGGCGCCGGCCGGTTCCCCTCCATGCGGCCTGGCGACGGGGCGGTGACGGCGTGAGTCGCGCGAAACTCCTTGGCGCGTTGGCTCGCGCCGTCACTGGCTCCGCCGAGCGCGCCGCCCCCGAGGCCGCGCCTGCTGCCCGTTCTGCCCTGGCTGACGCCGCCCGCTCGCCCGTCCGCTCTGACGAGCAGGTCTTGATCGACAGCGTCACCGGCGACGTTCAGCGCTTCATCAACACGAACATGGGCTACTTCCGCTCGCCGGATGAGGTGGCGGAGCGCTTCCGCACCTACTCTGGCCTGCCGCGCATTGCCGACCCGGAGACGCGCGCCATCGCCGACGACCCCGAGGCCATGCGGATGATCCAGCGCCTCGTGATCGAACAGGAGCCCTACGCTCCAGGCCGCGGAATGCCTGAGCCACTCGCCCCTGTCTACGGGAGCCTTGAGAGGCGCGTGGCTGAGATCCTCCGCAGGCGAAGGGGCGCCGACATTGAAGAAGACGCCCCCCGCTACGCCATGGGCGGGCAGGTCGACATCGACACGGTCAACCCCAACTTCGCCGGTGACGACGGCATGACCGCTATGGACCGCTCCCTCGAGCAGATCAGCGCGCCCCAGCGCCTCGCCTCCGGCGGCCGGGCCCGCCGCTCCAATCCCTCCGCCGAGGAGCGCGCCGCGCTCTACGCGCAGCTCGAGGAGCAGTACGACCTGCCGCAGGGCTACCTCGCCCGCGTGCGACAGGTCGAGTACGGCGACGGCCGCGTCCCGGTGAACACCCGATCGGGTGCAGCCGGCCCGTTCCAGTTCATGCCCCGCACCGCCCGCGCCGTGGGGTTGAGCGACCCGCTCGACGAGATCGCCTCGGCCCAAGCAGCCGCCAGGCTGGCGGCCGACAACGCGCGCCAGCTCCGCCGCCGGGGCTTCGAGGTCGACGCCCCAATGCTATACCTCGCGCACCAGCAGGGCGCCGGTGGCGCCGTGAGCCTGCTGCAGGGCAACCGCCCGGCCGTCGACATCGTGGGCCGCAACGCGGTGCTCTGGAACGCCGGCAACGAGAACATGACGGGCCCGCAGTTCGCCGGCCGGATCTTCGACTATTTCCGAGGCACCCCCGCTCCGGCTGCCGCGCCCGCTGCCGCTGCTCCCGCAGCTGCCGCCCCGGCACCTGCGCCCGAGGCCGCGCCCCCTGCGGCTCCGCCGGCTGCCCAGGCATCCATGCCGATCCCCTTCCCGCCCCCGCCCGCTCCGCCGGTCCCGCCCGCCATGCGCCAGCGCCGGGCTGACGTGGATCCGGGCGCGCTGCAGCGTGTGATTGCCGAGACGGGATACCAGGGCACTGGCGCTGGCCAGCCGAGCTCGATGGAGCGCCACCTTCAGATGGCCCAGCAGGCCCAGCGGCGCTATGTTACGGCCATGCCTGAACAGGAGCCTGTTGCGATGATGTCTCAAGGAGGCCTGGCTAAGATGCTGGGCTCGATGGGCCGTGGGAACGACAGCCTTGTCGCGCACATCACGCCGCGTGAGGCCCTGATGCTGATGGCGATGGGCGGCTCGGGCACGGTTAACCCGCGCACCGGCATGCTCGAGTTCGACGATGGCGGCGGCGACGGCAACGGCGGTGATGGCGGCGGCGGCGGCGACGGCGGCGGGGACGGGGGTGCCGGCGGCGGCGAGGGCGGCGGTGACGGCTATGGGGCCGACGGCTACGGGGCTGACGCTGGCTACGGAGCCGACGCTGCTGCCGCAGCCGCAGCCGCCAATGTAGACGCCGACGCATCTGCGGGCGGCGTCACTTCTGGCTCCACACCGGCCGGCGAGTGGGGCGGCGGCGACTGGGGCGCGAACGTCGACTTCGGCGCGCCCATGGGCCCGCCTGATGCGGTGGCTTACTCGGACGATCCATACGCGGATCTCGGCCTGCCCGACGAGGAGCAGACCGTGACCATCACCTCTCCCGTCCAGCAGGTCGCGTTCAACGCCACCCCGGCGGCAGTAACGCAGCAGCAGATGCAGCAGCTGGCGGAGTTGGAGGCAAAAGTCGACCAAACAAACCGGGCGTTTCAGGCCGCCGTTGGTACTGGCCGAGAAGCCGAACTTGGGCAGTCCTTCATGGGCGCCGTCGACGCCCGAGATGCCTTCATGGCTTCGCTTGAGACTGATCCAGAAGGTGGGATGCCCGGCCTAAGCGGAAATGTGGGCGTTGCTGGCGTCACGACGGGGGGCATCGGCGCTCCGACTGCAGGCAATCAAGCAGCTACCGCTACCGGCGGTGCGGCGGCTCAGGGACGCGGCGCTTCCGTTGACGGCTATAACGTGACGGCCGCAGAGCCTGGCTATGGTGTTGGCCGAGACCCGAGTGTTGGGTTGGCAGAGGATGTGAGCACGTCCATTGCCCTAGGCGAAGGCCCCGGCGCCCCCGGCTATGGCGCCCCCAACGACGGCCGTGGGCCCAATGATTTCGGCGCCACGACCGGCACCACGACCGGCACGACCAACGACGGCTACAACAACGCGTCGGGCAATGACGGCGGCGGTCTGAGCATCAGCGCCCTCGACGCCGCCATCCTGGCCGGCACCTTCGGCAACCCGTTCGGCAACAACCTGGGCGGCACGACTGGCGGCACAACTACCGCCGGCACAACCACGGGCGGGACAAGCACAGCCCCCGGCACGATCGGCGGCGTCATTGGAAACCTCATCAACAACGAGGGCACTGGCACCGGCACGGGCACGGGCACCGGCACTGGCACTGGCACGGGCACTGGCACGGGCACTGGCACGGGCACTGGCACCGGCACGGGCACGGGCACCGGCACTGGCACGGGCACGGGCACTGGCACCGGCACGGGCACGGGCACCGGCACTGGCACGGGCACTGGCACGGGCACTGGCACGGGCACTGGCACTGGCACGGGCACTGGCACGGGCACTGGCACGGGCACTGGCACGGGCACTGGCACGGGCACTGGCACGGGCACTGGCACCGGCACGGGCACGGGCACTGGCACCGGCACGGGCACGGGCACCGGCACTGGCACGGGCACTGGCACGGGCACTGGCACGGGCACTGGCACGGGCGGCACTCCCGGTGGCACTCCCGGTGGCACTCCTGACAGAGGCGGAGGCGAGACGTACATCCCGCCCAGCACCACTACGCCCCTCCCTCCCCCGACGATCTCGCTTCCGCAGTTCCGGCGCCAGTTCATGTCGCCCGAGGAGTACTACACCTACGCCTTCCGGCCCGAGCACACCTTCTACACGACGCAGCAGCTCGCCGGCGGTGGTCTAGCGCGGGCAGCCCGCGCGCAAGCCGTTGCCGCCCCCGCCCCAGGCCGCAACCCGCTCGCGCTCGCAGCACGCGGCCGTCGCGCTGGCTATCGCTGATGCCGACCCTCATCTCTGACCACGACGAGATCCGATGACGCCCGACGACCTCGACCTCCCCGACGACGACGGCGCCGAAGACGGGCAGCTCATGCCGCTCGAGGTCGACGACACCGTCGAGAACACCGAAGACGGCGGCGCCATCGTCCGCTTCGACGACGACGACCCGGCAGAGGCCAACCCGGATCACTTCGCGAACCTGGCGGATGTGCTCCCCGACAGCGTCCTGTCGACGGTCGCGACCGAGCTGTACGACAAAGTCACCCGCGACAAGGAAGCGCGCAAGAAGCGCGACGAGCAGTACGAGGAAGGCCTGCGCCGCACCGGGCTGGGTGACGACGCACCTGGCGGCGCCCAGTTCGAGGGCGCGTCCCGCGTTGTCCACCCGCTCCTGACCGAAGCGGCCGTCGACTTCGCCGCCCGCGCGCTGAAGGAGCTGCTGCCGCCCGACGGCCCGGTGAAGACCAAGATCCCGGGCGAGGTCACGCAGAAGAAGCTCGACAAGGCTGAGCGCAAGAAGCGCTACAT